TCTTGTCCCAAGTATGGAACATTAATTAATTTCATAGTAGAAGCAAAAGGCACAGGGTTCCAGTCTTCATCATAGACTGAAATCTCATAGTATTCTATGTCTTTTCTTTTATTGAAAAGTGTCATAGTAGTCACAACAATATCATCTAAGAATGATGGTTCAAACTTAGGATAGGTTGGTGTCCATTCATGTGCCTGTGCAGTAGTAGCCATCAAGACTGCCACCACTGCCGTAATAAATTTCTTCATCAGTTAGCGATACACTCTGCTGTGATATTTGCGGAATACTCACCACCCGGAAATGACTTACCAAATCCATAGGTTACTTCAGAATCAATTTGAAACCATGTAGAACCAGCAACAGAAAGGTCATATTCTGTTACATTGTTATACTCTACCTTTGCTGCTTCATAACCTGCCATAAGAGCATCAGATGTTGAAGACACAGTTACTTCACCATCCCAATTCAAAGCATCAGTAAGAGTAGGTGATGCAGCAAATTCTTGTGGCCAAGAAATCTTAGCAGTGTAATAGTCTGCTGCTGTTACGTCATAACGCACAACAGGGAATACACCACCATCTACAGGGTCTGTGCTAAGTGCATCTGGTGTTGGGTTACCATATACACCAGCAGTGTCAGTATAGATACTGCACTTGGAAGATACGCTACCTGTAATTGGAACAGATTCTGCACCTGCAAGACCTGCCAGCAACATAACAGACAACGCAATAATAGCATTGAACATTTTTATTCTCCGGTTAATTGTTCTCTATCATATTGAGAGCGGACCATAGAATAATGCTTGGCTTCGTTTGCCAACTGTCTCAGCGCCCTGTTATTATCAGGCATTTGCATTTTATCTTCAATGATATGTATGTCAGGGTAATCAATCAATCCCTGATATTCAACCATATAGTAAGGAATCAAAAGAGGTTCTGGATTAAGTTTTCTAAGCATATCCTCTTGTCGGTTTAAATCAACTAGACCACCTACTTTTGGATCAACTCTTAAAACTAATTCAAGTGTTTCCTCTTCTTCCTCTTCTATAATAATTTCTTCTTCTACTACTTCAACTTTGCGGGCTTCTTGTAACTGCAACCAGTATTCATAAAACTCATCATCTGGTTTCATAGTTTCAACCCCACTTACATATTTATAAACAGCATCTAAAAACCCGGGGCAAGTAGGGTCGGAAAGAGGATTTGTGCAGATAATGTCAGCAGTAGTAATATCCATTCTGTATGAATATACCATAGAAGGATCAGAGATTGTACCGTTACCTTCTACTTCCATGCTACCTTGACCCCATTGCTCACCGGGAATACCTGTAAACCTGAAGTTCTTTTGAATAGAGTTGCCGGGTAAGCCAGACCAGTCATCTATCTCTTCAAAGACATATCCACCATTAATAGCATCTTCATTGCGCACATATACCTTTGCAATGTCTTCAGCATCCTTGGTCATGACATAATAGTATGTTATGCCATTGACTTGCAGAGTTACATTAGGGGATGAAAAGTCTGGCAATACACCAGTCATTGACCAATTGAGACCGTTTACTGCGGCGTTATTGGTCACACCATAAACACTATCCTGACCCCAAGAGTAATGCGAGAATACCGACAACGATAGCACCGCCGATAAGAGTGGTGCGAGTATCCGGGTCAACATTTATACCTCTATTTGTTTGTGTATCTGGTCTGCGGTCTTGATTTTCTGGGCTATTCCATTCGTTCTTAGCCTGCTCACCAATCAATCCATCAATAGGGCAGGGTGTTCCTGCGTCCATCATTGCTGTAAAGATTCGTGGGTCTTGACACATAACTGATACAGCAGCAACTTTCATGCCCATATCATATAGAGTTTTTGCATTCTTGAGTTTTTCACAATTCATATCTCTCACTGTAGAACCAGCAGAAATACCTAGAATTTGTGTTTGCACTGCACCTGATACACCAATGGTGCAAATGTCAGAATTTGCTGTATTAATGTTAGGAGCAATAGCAGATGGTGGTGCAGTAATAATAGTATTGGTAGCATCACTGGTAGTTGTTACAGTGCTTGTAGTCGTATTCTCAGTGACGATAGGATCATTGGTTGTTTCTTCTTGCGCATATGCTGCTGTAGTCAAAAACAACATAATGAAAGCAGCAAACATTTTTTTGAACATAGTGTTTGCCTTGGGTTATGATTAGTCTTTTATTTATACAAAAAAGAGTTGACAAGCAAGGCAGACTGATATATAATGCTCTTCTAACTTGTAGATATAGGAGTATATTATATGGCAATTAAAGGTGTAAAGCAGGGTCATTCTAATGCCCATAGCCGCACTTCAATTGGTAAGTCTTCCAACTCACGACCAAAGAATAAGCAAAAACGTCGTCAGTGGAAAGCATACAACAAACAAGGAAAATAGTCAATGCCCTCTATTATGGATAAACTAAAAAAGAATTCTAAACTGGATTCTGATATTATTACCAAGTCAAAATACTATGGTAAAAAAGATATGTCACCTACAGATGTGCCTATGCTCAACGTAGCATTGTCTGGTTCTGTAGAAGGTGGTCTGTCTCCCGGTGTGACTATTCTTGCTGGACCTTCCAAACACTTTAAGACTAGTTTTGCTCTCAAGATTGCATCTGCTTATATGAAGCAGCATGAGGATGCTGTGATGCTTTTCTATGATTCTGAGTTTGGTTCACCTCAGTCCTACTTTGAAATGTTTGGTATTGATATGGAGCGAGTGCTACACTGCCCTATCACTAACATTGAAGAACTGAAGTTTGATATTACAAACCAATTGGAAGAAATCAAAAAAGATGACAAGGTTATTATTGTAGTCGATTCATTGGGTAACCTTGCTTCTAAGAAAGAAGTTGAAGATGCTTTGAATGAAAAAGCAGTGGCAGATATGACTCGTGCAAAACAACTGAAGTCTGTCTTCCGTATTATTACCCCGCACTTGAGTATGAAAGATATTCCTTTTATTGGTATTGCTCACACTTACGATACTCAAGAAATGTTTTCTAAGAAAGTTGTATCAGGTGGCACTGGTCTTTACTACTCTGCTGATGATATCTGGATTTTGGGTCGCAGACAGAATAAAGAAGGAACCTCTATCGTCGGTTATGACTTTGTAATTAATGTGGAGAAATCTAGATATGTCCGTGAAAAATCAATCATTCCTATCTCGGTTACTTGGGAAGGCGGCGTCGATGCCTATTCCGGTCTACTTGATGTTGCTCTGGCGGGACAGTTCGTTGTCAAGCCTTCTAACGGCTGGTATTCAAAGGTTGACCAAGAAACAGGTGAAGTCGAAGACAAGAAATACCGAGCAAAAGAGTTGACAGCAGAGTTTTGGTCTGATATACTTGCTTCTAATAATTTTAAAGAGTTTGTAGAAGAAAACTTTAAAATCAATGGTAAAATCAATGTTGAAGTGGTAGATGTAGATGAAATCAAAGTTTAAGAAAGATGTTGACTATGAGTTTGTCGGCATTACCGAAAGCCCGGAATGGGCTATTCGTATGCTGACAGGTGATTATAAAGAAGTCATTGTTCGTTATGATGATATCAAGGTAGAAACATTGGATGAGTCAGAGGATAAAAACTCTGGCTTTACTCTATCGTTTGGCTATACAATTCTAAATGAAACTGCTTTGTCTGAAGATTATAACGAAAATCATTTAGGTCAGATGCTAGGTGATGTATTGGCTGATGCTATTCAAGATGGTTTGGAAGACGGGACAGCAGTACTAAATGAGCGATAATTTAAACAAAACTATTCTTCGGTCGCTACTGACTAATGAAGAATATCTCCGAAAAGTTGTTCCTTTTCTAAAGCCAAACTACTTTGAAGGTCCACTGAAACTGATCTTTAAGCAGATCGCTGCGTTTGTTGAGAAGCACAACACACTGCCTACTCTGGAAGCATTTCGTATTGACTTAGAACAGAATGAGAAAATCTCAGATGATATGTTCACAGAAGTCTCTGCTATGCTT